AAGGTCTATCATTGGATCAAGAGATGAAAGCTATTGGAGTTACTGAAACACCAGTCCTATCCTATATCCTTGCTCTTGGCAATACGAAGAAAGCGACTGGACGTATTCATTCTTGGATAACAAGAGAGTTAGACAATACTGATAGCTCTGCAAAACCAGAAGGAGAAAATCCACTATCAAATTTTGTAACTTCACAAAGAAAGCAACTTAATTCACCGCTTGAAATTTTTAGTAAAGGTACATCAATCAGCCGCACAGCCGATGATATTGAAAATTCAGCATTTGCCCGTGAGATCGCGGATCGCTTGGTTGAGTTAAAACGTGAGATGAATCGTAAATTGATTCTTGGTACAGCGAATGATGGAAGTAATGGAGCGCCACGTACTATGAAAGGTTTAATGTCTTATTTACAAGCAGCCAACACAGTAGAAGCAACTTCTCTCACTGAAGCAGCAATTAAATCAGGTTTAAAAGTTCTTTACGATAATGGAACAAATACAGGTACAAATATTGTAGGTATCTGCAATATTGATACTAAAGAAATGGTAGATGCAATTTATGAAAATAAATTCTCTTACACTAAAAATGTAGATGTTAGTTTCGGAGCAAATGCTTTTGGAATGCGTCTTGATACACTGCAAAGCAATTATGCAGGTTCTGTTCGTTTCCTTGTAGATCGTAACATGCCAGATGGTACTATCGTTTTTGCTAATGCTGATTACTTATCGGCTGCATTCTTACGTCAACCAACATACTTTGAACTTGCGCGAACAGGCGACGTGTCCCGTACAGGATATATTGTAAGCGAATTCACGCTACAACTCGATGCTGCTGAAGCCGTATCTCAAGTCAAGATCGCGTCCGGCGCTCGTACAGCAAGTAAATAATAAAAGGAATCAAGAATAGACAAATAAGGATAGGGGATAACCTCTATCCTTTTTATTTTGTTAATTTCTTAATAACAAAACTAATCCATATAGGGAGTCAAAATATAATGAACACTTTAAACAGAATGGAATTGAAGTTACTTCGTATTGAGAAAGGAATTAAGCAGAAGGATATCGCAGAGGAACTGAACTGTAGTGCCAGCTTGATCAGCCAATTTGAAAAGAATAAACGAGATATGACGATGGACTTTAAACAACGATATGAAAGCATTATTCGCAATAAGAAAATCTAAAATAAGGCAGGTGTAAGGATGAATAGGTTTAAGAAATTCCCTATTTGATCATCACAGTGTATGAAATCACTGATTCGAAATAGGGAGTCGCAAACAGTGAATGGATTGAATTTTAGCATCTAACGTTATTGAAAAATGAATTAAAAAGCAAGTTTCCAACATGGGTAAATGAACAGGAATATGGTAAGTATCATCTTTGTATGTCTGACGATATTGATAGTTTGTTAAGCTGCATAATCTTAAACCAGCTATTCGGGTACGAGATTAAATACTTTTATGACTTTCATAATGTATACGTTGCCCCGAAGGAAAGGCGTAAAGAGATTATAGGCGTGGACATAGCTATTGAATTCAATGACATGAAGATTTGGGATAACCACGTTGTCAAAATCCAAGATACAGATAAAGTGAATCCTAATTCAGCTAACCTTAACGCAATCAATCAGATTAGCAGAAGTAACTATATAAACAAATACGCAGGATCAACGCTATTACAAGTTATGAGCTATTACAATGTTCCATTACCAAGGAACAGAGAAGCGTTGATGATTCTTTTAACTATAGACGTAGCGTACAAAGGACATTATCATGATTTTTTCAAATATACGCATAATGAGTGGTTTAAGCAGATGGAATTGGAACCATTGCTAGATGTATTGAACGAAGAGAAATCTTCTAACGCATTTATTGAGATTATGAAGAAGTATAGGTTAAACGAGAAGATCAGAATTAAAGATAACCAGCTATCAACCAATATAAAACTAAAAGAATTAAGTCAAGTTCTTGGGCTAAATGTCGAGTTGCCGAACTGCACATTTTTGCATAACTACGAACTCAATCGTGGTACTTACAATATGGCAGAAATCAGTATACCCGTACACAAGCCAGAGGGCTTATTTTCGTTTGCACTGACTTCTAAGAATTGCTGTCAGTATACAAATTAAAGAAAGAGAGTAATCAAATATGGCAATGTATCAATACTTCTATGTATATGATAAAACGCTTGCTAAGCATTTACGCTATACAAAAGGAATCGAATGGGAATGTCACGCACTACATACCAAAACTAAAAGTCCTTTTTGGCAATTTGCACAATCTCAAAAGTTAAGAGAAGCGGTAGAAGAATATAAGAATTTCAAGAAATAAAGTGAGTGACTTTACGAAAGTCATTAAAAAAAGCTATTATCTTGTGGGCAATAAAATTAAACCAAAGGGGCTAAACAAATTATGAAACCAATTAAAGTAGTAGATTCAATTATGGGCAGCGGGAAGACAAGCGCCATTATCCAAATGATAAACAATAGTAGAGAAGAAAAGTATATCTTTGTAACACCGTTCTTAGATGAAGTAGATCGTATAGAAAAGGAGTGTTCAAGTAAGCAATTTTACTCACCTCACAACTATACAAAAGATAAAAAATCAGCACGTAAGATGGACTCACTTATTGAGTTGTTAAGCGAAGGGAAAAATATTGCCACTACCCACGCTTTATTTGAAGAAACGCAAACTGAACTTATCGAATTGATTCGAGAACACAATTATACTCTTATCTTAGACGAAACCATGAACGTTCTAGAAACAATTACTTTAACCAAGCCAGATCAAGACCTTCTATTCGATAACAATATTATTTTCAAAGATAATAAAGGATTTATTCATTGGAATTTGGACAATCCTAAAGCTGAAGAATATTACGGAAAATTCTCAGATATTAAGAAGAAATCACTGAATAAAAATCTTGTAGCTTACGATGATAAAACAGTATTATGGACGTTTCCTCATGAAACCTTTAAAGCGTTTAAGGAATGCTATATTCTCACTTACATATTTGATGGTCAGCTACAAAAGTATTATTTCGATCTTCACGGCATTCCATATGAAAAATATACGGTACGTCCAGTAGACGGATTCGGTGGACGCTACTACAAGATTGTAAGGGGAGACAATCGAGAAGAAGATTTTAAGAAAAGAACAGAGCTTAAAGATAAGATTAAAATTTACGAAGGTAAATATAACGATATTGGCGAAGGTAAGTTCGCTTTATGTATGAGCTGGTATAAGAAAAAGCATCCAAAAGGTAAGGATGTAAAGAAATTAGCAAGTAATATGGATGGATTTTTTGAATATTTAAATAAAGCGAAAGCTAAGGAACGTTTTTGGACAACCTTTAAAGATTTTAAGGATAAGTTTGAACAGCGTTATAATGGGCAGTTGCTTGCCTGTAACATTCGAGCGACTAATGATTATAAAGATTGCACATACGTTGCTTATACAATAAATAGATTTATGAACCCGCTTATCAGTAATTATTTTGCACAACGCTCTTGCACCGTCAATCAAGATTTATGGGCTGTATCTGAATTAGTCCAGTTCATTTTTCGTTCAGCTATTCGTGAAGGTGAAGAAATCCATCTTTATATTCCTTCTAAACGAATGAGAAGTTTACTTGAAGATTGGTTAGATGGGAAAGACATTGAATCTACGTACGAAGTTCCTGCTAACCTACCAGAAGACACAGAATGAGTTAGGCAAAATTTTTGCCGAAAATAACAAAAAAACATTTAAAAAAGGCAGAGAAAATAATACAAAAAAATTCCGTTCCCTTAAAGGAAAGAAGTATAAATATTTCAAGAGTGAAGAGAGTAAAGGTCAACAGCAAGCCCCATAAATAAGGGAAGCAAAGATCGCTCCCCTTATTTATGTGTCTCCGTCCCCAAACGCGAGCGTTTGTTGCCGGGATTAGATTAATTGTAATCATCTTATTCAACTAAATCATAAAGGGGAAATTAAAATGAGTAATCAAGTTAAAACTAAGCTAAACAAGATAAACGAAGGTACAGGACTAAAGACAATCAAAGATGTATTTGGAATGAGAATGGCATTATCCGTTTTTACAGCGTCTACGATTTTCATGTTCTTATCTATGACAGTAGTTATTCAAATAGCAGCGGGAGTGAATTAAGCATGAATGAGATACAACGAGCGTTAAAGAAATTATCATTTCGTAAAGAGATGTATGTTAAATATAAGTTCAACATGTGGTTTAGGCATGATACGCCAGAAGTAACAGAGGAAGCATTTCTAAAGAAGGTTGATCTTAAAACGATGGACACGTTTATTAGGTGGGAAAAGAGTCAAGAGTTTAAGAATATTGCAACTTTGATTTTAGCGAGTAAACAAGCAAATGATCTAATTGAAATTTATGACAAGGTGAAAGCGAAAGTGTCAGGGGATAATCCAGATTACAAGGCGATTGAAACCATGCTTAAACTCATGCGTGAAATTGATCAACATGCTAAGGAAGCCCGCTTATACTTCGGTGACAAGCAAGAAAATGAAGAAGACGATGGATTAGAATTATAAACATAACAAAAAGTCGTAAGAGAATAGTTCCCTTACGACTCGTTGACCGATGCTTTCGGATTTGTAATTCATGATAAATCAAATACATAAATTAGGCAAGTTAGGGCAGTCCATTGGGCTGCTCTTTTTGCGTTTTACGGAAGGTGGAATACATGGCAGTAAAAGCAGCAGTTAATCAAAAGAAATTGAAGATGGTCATGAACGACTTTACGTTATTTGCGAAGAACTTCGTGAAGATTATTGATAACAATAATAGTGTGATTCCGTTTGTGTTGAATGAGGAGCAAGCAGATTTTATAGGTAGAATGCAGAAGTTTAATATCATTTTGAAGAGTCGTCAAATCGGCTTCAGTACGATGAGTTTAGCATATTGTTTGTTCAATGCAGTAAACCATCCGAATACGCGGTACATGATCGTTTCGCTTTCTAATGAATCAGTCAGTGGCTTATTCAATACATTGAAATTCATGAACGATAATTTACCGCGTGATAAGTATACATTTCCTACTACGATTAGAGATAATCGAGGGGAATTAGTTTTAGATAATGGATCGCGGATTCAGGTAGCAAGTGCAGAAGGCAAATCTTCGGGGATTGGTAGAGGACAGACGTTCAATTATATATTGCTTTCAGAATTTGCTTTTTACCCCGGCGATCAATCTAAAATTCTCGTATCTTTGGAACAGTCATTAGCGAAAAATGATAAGAGTAAATTGGTTATCGAGACAACCGCTTGTGGAGCATCCAATGCCTACTATGATCTATTTCAACGTTCATGGAAAGGAAAGACAAATTATAACGCAACGTTCTACGGATGGATTTCATCAGCTCATAGGAAGCAATTCAAGTATGAGATTGATCTGGCTGAAGAGTGGTATAGAGCAAAGAATAAAGGTCAGCGACTGCATGAAACTGATTTAGATAAGACGGAAAAGATGTTGTTTGAAAACGGGGCTACTTTAGGTCAATTGCAATGGCGAAAATGGAAACTTAGTGGTATGTCGGAAGCTGATTATCAACAGGAATTCCCCTCTAATCCCACAGAAGCATTTAAAACGAGCGGCCGAAATGTATTTGATCAAGGTAAGATTCTTGAGCGTTTAGAATACGTGCCTGAACCATTGAATAAGTTTGAATTAATCGGACAGTTACCAAATGAATTAAGCGCTTTGTTAGGTGAAGGTTTCTATATGTACCATTTACCTAAACGTGGAGAAAGATACTATGGCGGCGTAGACGTTTCCAGTGGCTCAGGAAGTGACTATCAAACCATTTCAATCATTAATGCTGAAGGTGTTCAGGTAGCTGCATTCTCTAACAATAAGGTTCCAGTGTACAAGTTTGCTGAAGTCATTAACAATGTAGGCAGGTTCTATAACTATGCACTAATGGCTATTGAACGAAACGGATACGGATTGCCAATCATTGAGCGTCTAAGGAATGACTATCAATATATGAACCTCTACAAGCATAAAACATTTGATAAACGAGGGAATAAGCGTCTGGAACTTGGATGGCTTACAACGCAAGTATCTAAAGCTGTTATGGTATCGGACTTTAAAGAAGCATTCGAGAAGTCATACATATTAATCAATGATCGAGAAACATTGAATGAAATGATGCTATTCGTAGAGATTGACGGAAAGACGGGAAATAAGAGAGGTAGCAACAACCACGATGACAATGTTATCGCGGCTTGTTTGTCGTGGCAAAGTATGAAATCAAATAAATGGTACGTCAATAATTAAGAAAGTAGGTTAGCAAATATGGCTAATATTTTTAATAGAGCGAAGAAACCGATTGTGGAATTAACGCCAATAGATCGGTTTATGAATGAGTTTGCTTACGGTAAAGATTGGTTTGTCGAATTTTGTAGTGACTACAGCAATCAAATGAGGATCATGAAGATTTTAGATGTGAAAGAGTATCTGGCTGGTCAACATGATATTTTGAAGCGAAGTCCAATAATCTATAACGGTGTTGAAGTCGTTCCCCGTAAAATTGTTTTGCAGTATGCAAAGCAGTTAATCGGATATGGAACGGCTTATTTAATTGGAAATCAAGTTTCTTTAAGCGGCAATGAAGATGTGATTAGGGAATTTCGAAAAGTTTATAAAACAAGCGATTACGATAAAAAAGATTTCGATATT